ATGGTATCGAAGCGAAGCTGTACGCCCCGCGCTGTCTGACCTACCAAACCCAACCGTTGCAGCCCAACATTAAGTACAGTTGGAACCAAACGGCGGCTGAGGAGTGCTTTGTTAAGTACTCCGGGATGGTCGTTCGACAAGTCGATGGATCACTTTTGGGCAAGCTGGAACCGTTCGGTTTTACTTTCGACGAATGGCTCCCTACTGCCTGGGAACTTCTCCCGTGGTCCTGGCTGATCGATTACTTCTCCAATGTTGGCGATGTAATCACCTGCGGTGTTGCTGACAGGTCGAGCCTTGCTTGGACCAATCGGTCTCGCGTTATCTCCCAGAAACAAGTTCGTACTGGGTGGTACAACGAACCACTGACCAAGCAAAGTTTCGCCCCTGGCAAATACATCTCAGGGTATGGCACTATCGCCGGATTTAAGGCGAACAGGCGCACCGTTAGACGCGACCGCGGGTATGCAATCGGTTCTCCCACCTTATCTTTCGAATTACCGGGTCTTCCGACCCAGTGGGCAAACATGACTGCAGTCTTCGCGCAAGTAACTAACCAAGTGCATCCCCAACGGCGGCATTAAAACCGCCTTATCGAGGTCATCAAATGGCTATCGCTCTTAGCACTCCTGTAACGGGAACTGCTCAAACAGGCTTTACCGCCCCCACCTACCCCGTCGTCGCCGATAACCCGCCTGCTAATAACGCAAAGCAGTACGCGGTTAGCGGCACCCTCGGGGGTACCCAGGTTGGAGTCAGCGTTCACAGCGTGTCCAGTCCTTTCACTCTGGCAATTTACAAGCCTGCCCGGTTCACACCGATGGCTCCGCTTAACCAGAATGGAGTACTGGTTGGTAATGGCTACAACGACTATGCGTTTGTCCTCCGTAAAGGAATGTTGCCCCTCGCGGGACAGCTTCCCCAAACGGCGGTCTTTACGCTGAAGATGCGTATCCCTGCCGGGGCTGATCTTGCTAGCCCTGCAGAGATTCGTGGCGCTCTCAGTATGTTGTTCGGTTCTGTGTCTCAAGTGAGCGCAGGCACCGGCGACACGCTGGTAAGCGGCATCCTCTAACCCTTCCTGCGAAAGGAAGGTCGATGGCTAACATCACCATCAAGAGAAGCATCAAACGCCCGAAGCCTCAAACCCAGCGTCGGATCGGCCCAACAACGGTTCTCACACGTGCTCCCAGGAAACTGGAGCAATGGGAGATCGATGCTTGGGACGCTCTTTCGCGCGGTTTTGGCGTCATTAACCGGTCTAACCGGCGGCGTTAGCCGTTCCATTACTCTGGAGAACCAACATGCTTTCAACTGCTGAGATGGTGAACCAGCTGTTCAGGTCTGATCTGACCAATGCGGGGTGGGATGGTTCGGAGACTTTTTATCCGGGTCAAACCGCCGAGCAATATGTCAAGATGTCTTGTAGTAACTCCTTGTTGAAGAAATTCCACAACGATGAGATACATGAAGACCTTGATTTATTGGCTTTAGAGAAGTTCCTTATCTCTAATGCAACCTGCGCAATATATCCAGGACTCATACCGCGCGATACCTTCACAGAGTTTGTCATAGGGGAAATGAAGTCTATCCTCTATGATTTCTTCAATCCAGCCGCGGGTTTTGTTGCCGCTGCTAAAATTGATGATTTCATTCTGTGGCGTGATCGCGAACCTCTGCTCTTAAATCTTAGCGACATTTATCATCGCTGGGACTTTGGGCCTGGTTCGAACATCGACGTGAAGGGTACTGATAGATACACAAAGTACTTCAACTCGTCGTTGTGTGGTACAGACCAGTCTCTGTTTGTTCTTTACAAACACGCTGTTTCTTCGAATGCGCGCTATCAAGAAGCGGAATCACTCCGCCAAAGCGTTTACCCGTTCGAAACAGTGCTGGGCAGTCGTCTTAGTTTCGTTCCGAAGTCAATGAAGACTAGCAGAACTATCTGCACCGAACCACCTCTGAACATGCTTTTTCAGAAGGGCATTGGGAAGCTTATCGAGGAACGCCTTGTTGAGTTTTTCAACATCGATGTCTCGAAACAGCCTTCTATTAATGCCCAGATGGCTCGGCTCGGGTCACTCACAGGAGAGTTTGGTACTATCGATCTCTCCTCGGCAAGTGACACGATCTCGCTAAGACTTTGTCGTGAGCTGCTCCCACCGGAAGCTTTACACTGGTTGGAGCTTGCTCGCTCTAAGGTCGCCGTTCTTCCAGACGGCCGCGAGGTGCAGCTAGAGATGATTTCGTCCATGGGGAACGGTTTTACATTCCCTCTGCAAACGGCCATCTTCGCTGCCTGTGTCACGGCGGTTTACCGCGTTCTCGACATCCCTGTGCAAAATGGGGGTCGAAAGGCGCGGAACTACTCCGTCTTTGGAGATGACATTATTGTCGACCACAAGGCTTATAACCTAGTGGTCGACATGTTGACCCTTATGGGGTTTGATGTCAACCGTGACAAGTCCTTTAACGAGGGCTTCTTCCGAGAGTCCTGCGGCCACGATTATTTCAGAGGCCGCAACGTCAGGGGAGTATACCTTCAGCGTTTGAAGGACCCTGGTGACTTCTACTCCGCGATCAACCGTCTTAACCGATGGAGCGCACTGAACGGGGTACCTCTTACCCAGACGATCGACTTCCTCCTTGGACAGGTTGAATTTCTACCTGTACCATTCGGCGAGTCTGATGACGCTGGTGTTAAGTGCCCCTACTTTAGTGTCCGACCTCTCCTCAAGCATAATCGTAACGGTAGCCCAAACTATCGGGCTTTCGTACGGGAGCCTGAGGAAGTCGTGCTTCAAGAGTCAAGACGCGACATTTGGACCTCGTCAAAGATGCTTGGAACTGCTCAGCGCAAGCTGAAAAAGTTCTTTGTAAATCATGACGGGCTACTAATTGCCGCACTAGCGGGGTGGCTTCGGCGTGGCCGACTTGGGTGTAGACCCTTACATCCGAAGGCCGCGCGGCGGGATCGTGTATGTCCTAGTTGGGACGACAGGATCCCCGCTCACGTCGAAAACCGTGAGTTCCGGG